CAACGTCTAAAAGCGTTTTAAACGTGTCTCTGCAATCTTCAAGTAGTTTTAATGTGTCGTTATTCATAATATCCATTTTATTTCATTTTGTAATTCGTCAATCATTCTCAATATGTTACTCACATCATCATCAATATTACCATCGTGCACATAATCTTTGACAATATCGTCATAAATCTTATCTAATTTTTGTATTAACAATTTATTCATTTTCTACTTTTAAAATTATACTTTCAATTATCTTGTTTGTTTCCATGTCGAACAAATCTTCCTCAACAAATCCAATTCTATAAACATCACTATCATTGCAATATCTAAAGTTTACATCAACATCATCAAGGGTTCGACCATTGTACTTTATTTCATTCTCAACATGATTAAGAAAATCCTTTAATTTACTTGCTTTCATTTTCTACTAATTTATTATTTAACTCTATTATATCGTATTCTAATTCGTAAATATCCTCGTTTACTTCGTTTAATTTTATCAAGTAATTGCATACCATACCTAATAAGATAGCCTTATCGTCATCATGTTTGGCACGTTCGATTAAGTCATCAACGCCATTGTAGAATGACACAAATCCGTCATATGACTTTAATTGTGGGTTTGCCCATTCTTTAAACTCATCATCAACAATAAACAACATTAAGTCGTTTATATCGGCATTATTCACTTTTGCAATAATCCTGTCTGTTGTAAAATTGTAGAATTTTGGACTATCTATGCCAACAAACTCTAAACTTAAATCACAAAACATATTAAATCTATGCACCCACGCTACACTATATTGAACGAATGTTTTATGCCAATTTACATCATCAGTATCAATGCTTAATGTGTCGCATCTATCTACTATGTAATCATCGTGGAATCCGTAAAATCCCCCAAACTCAATTTGTATTTCCATTTGTGTTTATTTTCTTAATTGTTTACTTAATTTATATACTTTACATTCCAACACGTCAATATACTTCATGAATGCTTCAATGTAATACTTGTCATCTTCTTTTACTTCTTCTAATCTAAAGTCAAGAAAATAGTTAAATCCGTCATCAACTATGTCTAATAATGTATTTTTCATTTGTATTATTTTTAAATTCAAGGCAAACATACGAACTCAAATGTTACCCAATGTTAAGCCAATGTTAAGGAATTGTAAAATTTTTTTGTATATTTGTGTCATGGAATTCAAAAGTAAATACAGATATAACTCAAATCCTAATGGGGATATTGAATTGGAATATGACGAATACCGCAATGAAGAAAATACAGGGGTATTGAATTCACAGGAGGGTATTAAATTCACAGATAAGGAAACCCCTATTAAATTCACAAGAAAACAGATGCCTGTCTTTAGTGGGGTATTGAATTACTTTCCTGATGCTATACGTGAACTTGCAAAAGTTTCATACGTAGGAAATCAGCAACACAATCCAGATAAACCTTTGGCGTGGGATAGAAGCAAGTCAGGAGACGAATTAGACGCTCTCTCTCGGCATTTACTTGAAGCTGGAACGATAGACACAGATGGCATCAGACACTCCGCTAAAGTGGCTTGGAGGGCGTTAGCTAACTTACAAAAAGAGATTGAACAATCTAACGAAGAACGTACATCCCTTTAGGAACAGTCCTTTCAAGGGCGTATTGAATTGCGTACCTACTTGCATCAATGGCGTGATTCCAGTTATCATTTGGAATACTACCCTTTAGCTTCCAAGCATAGTTATTGAATTCACGTATTAAATTCACAGATTCCTTATCCACTACTATATTGTAGTCTTGCATAAGTGCGATGCCTGTTAAGATACTGCCTTTCTTCTTAATGGTAGGCGTAATGTTTCGCAATCCTTTTGTCTTTAACTCCGATATGAGACGTGGCTCACTATTGTCGCATACTATCAGATTGTTTCCTGCATACCTTCTACACATCTCAAATATATTAGACGTAGATAGTCCTGCTTTGTAGAAATGTTCTTTTATCCATATAGTCTTTCTAATTTTATCTACTGCAATTTCGCATAAACTTGAGGGGTCAACGCTAAATCCAAAGTCAAGTCCAAAGATTGTATCTTGTTCTGTATCGAAGTCTCCTACCTCCCAATGTGTAAATACAACGCCTTCTGCTTTCTCAAGCCATCCACCGAGTATCTGATGCTTGTACTTCTCTGGTCTCCTTTGGCGCATTACCTCTACTTGTTCTACAAATGATGGAGACAAATGCTTGATATTGTCAAGGTATGTAGTGTGAATGTAGCTTACGTTCTCTTTAACGCCATTATAACCATCTCTAATGCCTCTATTCTCAAAGAACCTCTCATATATCCAATGCTGTTTAGTTGTGGGGTTTAGAATCAATATACAACGGTTTTGCTTTCCAGTAGCACGAACAGAGTAATCTATCTTCTCAAACGATTCTTCGTCTGTAAGTTCTTCTGCTTCATCCAATACAAATGTAGTTACACCTTGAATAGATTTTAGCTTCGCTGTTTGGTCTCCACTTGCAGTCTTAATACCACTAAACAATATACTACTTCCTGTAAGGTTGTTTATGATTTCGTTCTTTGTGATAGTGAAGTTCTCTGAAATGCCCATCAGTTCCAGCTTCTCAATAAACTCTGGTATAATAGACATAGATGCCGAAGTCATTGTATATCGAGTAAACAGTATGCGGTGTCCTTTCTCGTATGTAAGTAACACCAGAAATGTATTTACGCCAAATGATTTACCACTACCTCTACCACCTGTAATTACAAAGTACCTACTTGGGTCTCTGAACAGGGGATTGTATTTAGGATTCAGATTTACCTTCTTCATCTTTTACTTCAGTAGCTTCGACATCAATAGTTTCTTCTGGTTGTAGGAAAGATATTACAGGAATGTTAATCTCCTGCTTAACGTTAATATCCTTCTGCTCTTTTGGTTTACCATATTTGTATTCCCATAGTAGGCGTAAGTGCGCAAAGGATTCTTTACTCATCTCTGCAAGTGCCTCCCATGCTTTCTTCTCACTTCCAAATGCACGTTTCATTGAACCGAGTGCAAAGTTCTTAATGTCAGCTTCTTTGGCTTTAGGTTTTCTCCCCTGCCCTCTTGACACTCCTTTTACAGCACCATTGTTTCTACGCCCATCAGAATAGGGTACGTGTGGTTTCTTCTCTTTCGGCTCTGGTTTTGGCTTGATTGGTATTCCTAACTCCTCTTTCTTTTCGTCTGAAATCAGACTGCGTTTCTTTGGTCTTGGCATAATTAAATAATAAAGTTCAAAGCAATCTGTTTAACTTACTGATTTACAATCCACAGTAACCGCTATCACATTCATTAAAGTCATCATCAAATAGTTCTGCTTGTGCGTTCCACTTCATAATATCTTTATACATTACATCACTTCTCCATTTTGACTTATTTGTTTCTTGGTCAGCAAACCATTGCATTTTGTTAGGGTGCATATCGCTCATCTTCTTTAATAATAAAGGGCTTCTCCAATGACATCCTACACAATTATTCATAAAAGCAAATCTAACAGCTTTATCTTTCCAATACTGCTCAATGTTATCTTTATATATATTGTCATCTATTAAAGGAAATTCAGGCTTACAATACCTGTATGTATCCCAAGAGTTTCTGCCGTTTTTATTTTTCATAAAAGTAGCCTTAACATTTGTAAAACCATCATCATCTGTTTTGGTTATCATTGTCTTTGCTCTACTAGTTTCATTCGCCCTATATCCAAACCTCATTATAACAGGCTTACCCACTTCTTTATATATCCAATGCAGTATCGGCATTGTTTTAAGTTCTGTTGTACAATATCTCGCTACTTTGTTAGGTAGATATTTTGTGCCTTTTTTTGTGGTTATTATGGTTTCATCAAAGGTCTTTCCTGTTACCCAAGTAATCTTCCTACCTATATATTGCTCTAAATCAAGCATAGTATGTATGATAGTATCATCTTCTAACGTGCCTATGAATGGTGCTTGTATCCTATCTTCTACTTCTTGTCTTAATTTCTTGTCAGGGAATAAACAGTTTTTGTCATCAGTTCTTACTAATGCAAACACATCATAGTCAGCAGGGTAATTAGCTGCTATGTAGCTTGATGTTTTACCGCCTGATAAACTATTGACTGTTTTCATTGATTGTAGTATCTATTCATCAGAGTATCAATCTGCCTTTTGTAATACATAATTACCTCATCGTTGTCCTCTTTCTGATTCGCCAGTCTTAACTGGTCTTTGAAGTACGACATTGACTTTACAAATGTTTCTGTTTGTATTTCCATTGTTTTATATTTTATGCCTTACTCACAAGGTTGCAATAAACATCCCCATATTTATAAC